CAATTGGGGGATGTGAATCATGAAGTTCAATGTGGCATTTTCCTTCATTCCAGAAAACATGATCTCCTGGAAGACATTTATTTGCCAGTTTAGCTCCAGAAAATCGGAGTATTTCATCGCCTCCGTCACTTAGAATAATAAAGTCCGAATAGTTTTTAGTTTGTAAAATACCACGAATGCCTTCTGGTTTTTCCTGGAGCTGTTCAACACCGAGCATGCCTTCAAGCAATTTACTGGCTTTACTCTGATTACTCATTTTATTACAATATATCTAAAAGATATAGAATAATCAAATTTTAGGTTATTATTTGGAAATTAAATTATAGGTTATAAAAAATGAGCTGTGGTGGTAATCGCTTTGAATGCGCATTAAAAAGAAAATCTAGACTTACGACTCAATCTGATAAGCCATCTAATTTAGAATTATATAATGAAAATCAAAAAAGACTTAGTGACCTTATGAAAGCCCGAGAAGAAATAGATAACCAGTTTTTTCGGCCTATTGATTCGCAGGAACCAACTGCTTCACAGGAACTAATTGCTACTCGTGAATTAGGTCCACGAAGTGTAGATTGCCTTTTACAAGAAAGTATTACAGTTGATGACATAGAAATGACTAATCCGACAATAGTTACATATACTCCATGGGTAGTTCCTTCTGCTTCTACCAATTAAATGTTTTATATGAATTCCATACATCCTGTGTAACATGCGACTTAATTTTTTCTGCCTCTTCAAAATGAAAATTATATGCCAGAAAATGATTCTTTAAAAGCAGGAATACGCTTTCTCCTGTAAATGATGGGATATAAACTTTATACGGTACAACTTCTTTATTAAAACTAAAGTCCTTTAATACTTGTACTGGTCTGGAATTAATTATTTCAATTATTTTTTTGTATGGGCTTGGTTTTTCAATATATCTCATACCCGCGTAAATTACTATAGAACCATCAATTGATATCCAGGCATGAAGCAAATTAATTAATGTTGCCCATTGAGCATAGTTTTCTTCACATGGCTCAAATAAATCAATAATAATTACATCATATCTGTTATATACTACAGGAGGTGTCTTAATAGCCTCAAATATATCTTCAAAATGAATATGTAGCCGTGGATCATTCCATGCCCCATTAGCCCACTGTGGATATTTCTTTTTAAATAGTTTTATAACGTCTTCGTCCCAATCATACATATCAACATGAAAAACACCTGGCCATTTTAGAACCTCTCTCGCTGTAGCACCCTCACCGCCCCCAATAATCATTACGCGTCTTCGTTCAGTTACACTCAGCATAACTGGATGTACAAGGGATTCGTGATAAATTCGTTCATCAATTACAGCGCTTTGAATTGAATTATCCATGTAGCATGCTAAACCCCAATCGGGTCTGACTACCATTTCTATCTTAGTTCCACGATGAGTCACAATTGAATCTTTTATTGTGACATCGTGTAATATATGTCTCTCAATATCATCATCAACGACATATTTGTTAGTAGTATATTCTCTAATATCATTAGACATTCTAAACAAATTATATTAAAATATGTTTAGATTGCTAGCAAGATATAATTATTTACCTGTAGAACCAAATCCGCCCGCTCCTCTATCAGAGTCTGGTAGAGCACTTACAATACGAACATTGCGAATCCAGCCCATATCAGGAGCTACAATTTGAAATAATCTATCACCGCAAGTTACAGTAGATTTTGCCGTCATTGACCATACAGGTGCCTTCAGTTCACCTCTATAGCTTTTATCAATAATACCAGTGGAATTTGCCATTATTAGACCCGTTTTAAAGATGGATGAACGAGGCATCAACCAAAAATGACTATCTGTCTTTAAAAAATCGTTTGATTCCCCCCTATTCATTCGTTGAACTTTTAGAAGTCTGGCGATTATACCAAATGGAACAAATTGAGGTGTTTGCTCTATGGTTACATTACTGGACGAATGTAAATCAAATCCCGCATTTGAATCCGAGCGGTCATATTCATCTTTATAAAAATTGGCCTTCTCTCTTACTTCTGTTACATCTGTTCCTCCCTGTTCTGGTTCTAAAACTAGAATTTCCAATTCATACCATGAATTCATTTGAATTATGTATGTGTTTTTACTTTAAACTCAATTTTATTTTTGTAAAATAACAATATACATTCCATTCCACCAAGTATCTTTTGCTTCTGGCTGAAGTGTATGTGAATCATCAAGAGTTAATCTTATTTCTTTTTCATATAATACTTTTAGTTTTAATTTTTGAATAGAATCAATGGTTCCATCTCTAACTGCTTTACAATTCCAATCATCTACTATAAAAATAAATATATCATCTAAACAATCATAGTAATGTATTAATGACTTAACATGACTTTCAACTGTATGATTTCCATCATACATATACATATTAAATTTTGGTAATAATGATACATCTATCTTAAAGCAATCATTCTCAATAAAATTGGCGTCATTTTCTCCTTTAAACTTTTCAAAATTTATTAAAAAATCTAATTTAGGTTCTCCAAAATCTGTATTAGGTCCTCCAAATTCACTCCAGTTATCTATACATACAACTTTTGCTTTATTTCCATACATAGCAGAACATACAGAACTACCTTTCCAAGTTCCTATTTCTAAATATCTTGCGTCTTCTGTATTTAGTAAATTATTATAAAAATGTCTTGTTTTTGTTCCAGTCATACCTTCCATATTAATAATATCCGTTGTAATTTTTGAAATATTATTTTCAGCATTCTTTAATGATGTATCAATAAGATTTTTATATTTTTCCATTATATATTAAATATATATTACATATATTAATAAAAAACGCATTTATTTTATATATACTAATTAATACCGTATTCATAATCGTATTCACATAATAAGATTATTAAATACATCTAAAGATGTAGATACAAACTATCCAAAATCACAATATCACGAATCATTTTCTCACGCACTTCCATAATTTTATTAACCTGGTCCGTATGCTACTTTAATATTTTACACTTTTATTATATATTAATTCTATATACTATTTTATAAAACATCAATTATACCATCTTCTAACTCTGTTAATGCCTTCCAACCTAAAATATTATACGCCTCATCTGGTGATTGTATTATATGTTTTATATCACCTGGACGCTCATCAACATATTTAATGGGACAGTCAAAAAATTTAGCAGCATAGTTTAATGGAATACTTTTACCAGTACATAAATCAATTACACCACAATAATCATTAAACATAGATAATAAATTTCCATTAACAATATCACTTACATGTGTATAATTTCTTGTTTGTGTACCATCCCCTGTAATTATAAGTTTTCCTAATTCTTTTTTTGATTTTCGTAATGCAGCAAACACATTTGGTGATGGACCATTTTCACTCTGTCTTTTACCATATACATTTGAATATCTTAATGCTATTACAGACATATTGTACATCTTATTATAAGACAATGCTAATCCTTCAAGTGCTTCTTTTGATGTCCTATATGGTGTTAAAAACGCATATACAACATTTGATGATGATAATACAACTCGTTTAATATTTTTTTTCCTAGCAACTTCTAAAATATTAATAGTCCCCATTACATTTACATTATAACACAAAATTGGATCTTCAATACACCAAGGAGTTCTTGCTATTGCTGCATAATGAAAAATTCCATCTATATTATGATATTTATCTATAACATTTTGTAATAAATTATAATTAGTAATATCAATATTTTCAAATATAGCTGCTTTATTTAAGTTTTCAAGATTTCCACTTAATAGATTATCTAATACAATTACTGTATATCCTAGAGAAATTAATTTATCTACCATGTGAGAACCTATAAATCCACATCCACCTGTTACAATAAATGTTTTGTTCTTATATTTCTGATTTAATATATTATATAATGGTAAATTAATATCTTTAAGTGATGAACCAGAGTTACATTTTTCATTATTAATATTTAAAATTATATCTTTACTAAACAAATGTTGAAAACCATATCCCCTGTCTTTATCTCTTTGCGGTATATTTTGTTGTATTTGTAATTTTCTTTTTAATAAATTATTATTCATAGGATAATAACCAAGCCAAATAATATGTGCCATACTTGTTGGAAAAGATTCATTACATGTGCTATGTCTTCCAACATTATAATTTCCATTAGGAAAAGTATGTATTTGTCGTGTCCATCTATCATTATGAAAAACAATATCATCGTTTAATAAATTACTAAATAATTCATAATTATTATTTATATTATATGTGTTCTTTGAATATGGACTTATACATGTAATAGCATATGAACATGGTTGTGTATTATTCATAAATAAATCTTTTATTGATTTTTCACAAAATAAAAATTCAGTAGTATTTAATACAATTTTTATCCCTTCTATATTATTTTCAATATCCATAAATTCTTTATCTATTTCTTCAGCATCAAAATGTGAATTTCGTGTTTTTATAATTGTACATTTAGGACAAATACTTTTACATATTTCAACAGATTTATCTGTACTATTATAATCAATAATTATAATTTCATCAAACATATCCTTATGATGATTTAACCAAAAAGGTAATAAATATTCTTCATTAAAAATATTTGTTAATAAAGTAGTTTTAGTATTATTCATTATATATTAACTATAAATAATATGTCTTTAAACTATATTAGTTTTATAATATTATTTTATAATATTCTATAAAAGTTACCTACTAAACATAAGTATATAGTCTAAAGATGTAGATACAAACTATCCGAAATCACAATATCACGAATCATTTTCTCACGTACTTCCATAATTTTACTAATTTGTTCCGTATGTTGACAATATGTAGCCATTGCTAAAACCTCGTCAAGCATGTTTGACATTTTCATAACTGCCCTAATAAAGTTTCCCTCAAATAGTCCATGTTCCTGACAGATTATTGACGCATTCTCACCCTCAATCCATCGTCTTATTGGCTCGATTAGCTGTGTTGAAATCTTCCAATAATCATATACCTGATATCCAACTTTGTCCTCTATTTCCTGGTATTCTTGAGCCATTTTCTTAATAGATACAAGTGTATTGTAAACATCTAATGAAATATTTAGCTCTCCAAACGATGGACTATCTTCCGTTTCCTTCTCCTCCAGAAAGCATGCGAGCGTTGTCGCAATATCATCGCCGCTCATATTATGAAATAGTTCTCTTGTATATAGCTCGGTCATAAGGATTTGATGTCCTTCATTTACTTCAGTTGCTAGAATACCTTTTAGTGTTAGGTCTCCATTTTTGAAGGTCATGGGATTATTATTCTTGAGATAACCGATTCCGAAAAGGAAATCGGCAACGGGTTGAATACTCTCTTCATGGGCCTCCAAAGTAGTTAAGATTTGTGTAAGTTCTTCAAACTCTTTTTTAAGTTTTTGAAGAAGAGTATAATTAGCTAGAGCAGTAGTCCAGCGTGGACCAAACTGCTTATTCTTAATAGTATCAAGCTGCCTCTGAACTTCTTTACGCTCGGCATTAACTGTTTGCTTAATCTTTTGCTCCAATTGGGCTCTCTTATGACACTCATTATATGTA